TTTGCGCCAATATTGGGATCGGGCCTGGAGCTTCGATTGGTGCCACGGGTGGCAGCTTTTATCATAAACTAGCTGCTTCCCCGATGTCCGGAACTTCTAAGTCATTGTACAACCTCTACAATGGAGGTGTCGCGAGAAAGTACAGCCTTTGGGCGGAGACCGAATCATTAAGGTCAAACCTTTTAGGCGACTTTCTTTTAGTACCAGGTAACAAGCTGTCCTTTGTTCCGAAAACCTCGGAAATCTCAAGGACCATATGTACCGAGCCACTTCTGAATATGCTTTTTCAGAAGGGGATAGCTGCTGTGTTTGAGTCTCGTCTAGAAGAGAGGTTTGGAATTAACCTTTCCACTCAGCCTGACAAGAACCGACAGCTAGCTAGAGAGGGTTCAGAGGATGGTTCTTTTGGAACCATTGACTTATCGTCAGCCTCTGACTCGATCTCTTTAGGGCTCCTACGGCGCGTTCTGCCAGGCAGTACATTAACCTGGCTTATGCAAACCCGCAGCCCTAAGGTTGAGCTCCCTGACGGGAGCCTGCTCGACCTACATATGGTGTCGTCTATGGGGAACGCTTTTACTTTCCCACTTCAGACGATTCTCTTCGCTTGCGTTGTCGTCGGTGTGTACCGAGCGATCGGCATTGCACCGATCCACCCCAAAGGTGGGCAGCTTGGAAACTATGCTGTCTTTGGGGATGACATCATCGTTCGCAGTGATGCGTACGACTTAGTCGTCTCCGTTTTAAAGCGTATTGGTTTCCTTGTCAATGATGACAAGAGCTTCAACGAAGGGCCATTCCGAGAATCCTGCGGTTCAGACTTTTGGTCTGGTTATGCAGTCCGTGGTGTTTATTGCCAAAGACTGAATAACATGCAGGATCGTTACTCATTGATCAACAGACTCAACGTGTGGTCAGCCAATCACGGGATCTTGCTTTATAACACCATTCAGGCTCTCTTGGGAACGGTTAAGAATATACCCGTACCCCCTTGGGAGTCTGATGTTTCCGGTGTTAAGGTCCCATATGATATGGTTGTTCCGCAATTAAGACGTAGGCCTCACAAGGGCTTACGTTGGAGTAGACGTTTTCAGGGTACCGTCGTTTACCAACGGTGGATGCCTGAAAGCAATTCTTTGTCACTCCTTAGCGTTGGGGATCGCCCAAATGTGTCTAGAAAGGTTAGAAATAACCCACCTGGAATACTACTAAGCGCGGTCAGTGGGAACCTTCGGGACGGACGTATAATGTCTAGAAAAGACAACGTCCGCTACACAAAACGCCTCGCGTTCGCCCCCTGTTGGGACTATCA